TATTAAAAAAGGCTGTTTCTGAAGTACCTAAACTTCCCGACGAAGAACCAACCGGCATAATCCACATTGCCAGAGGAAAGTACGCTGGCTACAAAACCTTAGCGAAAGGCGGAGTTAAAGACTCTACGGCTCAGATTATAAAAGCCACTACACAACACGGAATCGGAATCGATGCCCTTTCCACGAACACCATGGTTAGATTCGGTAAAAATTCGGAAAAGATTTATACTCGATTTACCGACCCCCTTGGTCGAAAAGATTTCGCTGGAAGGACTATCACGCATGATGCCATTCTTCCAGAGTTAAAAGCAATTGGTGTGAAAACATTTGAGCAAGCCAGAGATTTAGTTTGGGATGAAGTCAAAGACTCATATCAAACCTTCTACGAAGAATCTCTGAAAAAATAAGGAGGCATTCGAGTGAGTGAAAAGCCACCGGCGGGTTGGGAGCCCTTTGCTGAACAAACCGATTCTATCGGAAGTGCAATCGTTAAACTTCCAACTCCACAAGCTACCGCCCGAGATCTTCTAATTACTGCCGGTTTTGACCCAGACTTATGGCAAATTGCCGGACCGATCAATACGCGTCGTTGGATGCGTTATGATCAGGAATGGTTATATTACTATAAATTTGATGTTGTTGCTGGAGAAACTCCAGAAGCCATTGATGAGCATATAGAGGATCTGACCAAGCGAATTCGTCGTCGGGTACCAAAGACGGCTAAGGTTCCATCCACAGATTCAGACGCGTTTGCGTTTTTCATGTCTGATTGGCAGATCGGTAAAGCTGAAGGCAGTGACGGAACCCCACAGACCGTCGAACGAGTCTTAAAATCTATAGAAATGGCCGGAACTCGAGTTAAAGAGCTTCGTCGTGTTGGTCGGACGATGTCAACGCTTCTAATGACTGGTCTTGGCGATATTGGTGAAGGTACCTGTGGTTTCTACCCAGGTCAACAGTTCATGGTGGATCGTAATCGTCGAGATCAAGCTCGCATTTCTCGAGAGCTCATCACGACTGCCATTGATCACCTTAGTCCTATGTTTGATCACACCATTGTGGCTGCCGTTGGGGGAAATCACGGAGAGAATCGATCAACCAGCGGTAAGCGCGTGACTAATGATGCCGACAACGACGATTGTGCATATTTCGAAGCAGTTAAAGAAGCTTTCGATCGTGCCGGCCATGACCACATTGAGTGGCACATCATGTATGATCAACTCAGTATGGCTCTCGAAGTTGGCGGCGTAAACATTGGTTTGACACACGGTAACCTGTTCGAACGTGGTCGTGGTAGTACACCACAACAGAAGGCGGTTGAATGGTGGAAGGGACAGGACTTTGGTTTCCAACCGCTTCGAGATACTCGCATTCTAGTTAGTGCCCACTTTCATCATTTCACAGCAAACGTATACGGATCGCGAACGCACTTCCAGACTCCCGCCATGGATCCTGGATCTAAGTGGTTCGCCGATATTCGAGGAGAGAGTTCTCCGCCTGGAACGTTGACCTTCCGTCTCGACGGATCTTCAACTCTCGGGTGGGATGATCTTCGCATCCTTCAACCACATATTTGAGAAAGGAATCGTAATGAATGAAGACGAAGTTGACGACTTCCTGGCTCACTTTGGTGTGAAGGGAATGCGTTGGGGTGTTCGAAAAGACGATCACCCGGGAGCCTCCCGATCTACCAACCGAGAGGCAAAAAAAGATGCTGGCGAGTTTGCTAGGGCTAAGATGTTTTACGGCGAAGGAGCAGGCACTCGTCGGAAACTGATCAAAGCTACAGTGGAGTCAAAAGCTAAGAAAGATCCCACGTACAAAGAAGCTTTTGATCATCATCTTAATAATCAGGATCTCGGTAAGCACGCATCCAAGGCTCGTGGAGAGCGTAAGCGTAAAGACGTTGTGAGTAAAACCGGAAAGACTGCGCGCGGCGTCCATCGTTCGCTCACTGGAGGTTTTGGTTCAGTCTCTATGGCTTCGGCAGCAGTTGCTGGTGGATATTTAGTCGCGAAGCAAAGGGGCTACGATAAGGTTGTGATTGGAGCAGCCAAAACTACGTATCGAACCGTTCGCAATAACGTTCAGGCTAGAAGGCTGGCGGAAGAGTTTCTTAGAGGGAGGTGAGACATGGCAAGCATTACCGAACGTTTCAAGAAAGCCGTAAACGCCTTCACTAACTCTAATGACGACGAGGAAGTCTGGGGGGAAGGCCTTTCTTTCGCTGGCGTGTCTAGCGCGAGTCGCCCTGATCGAACACGTCTTCGATTTACTAACGAGCGATCGATCATCACGGCGATTTACGTTCGTATCGCCGTTGATGTTGCTTCCGTTCTGATCAAACACGTTCGCCTTGATGATAAAGATCGATATTTGGAAGACATTGACAGCGGCCTTAACAACTGTTTGACTTGGGCGGCCAACCTCGATCAAGCGGGTCGAGATTTCCGTCAAGATATTGGTATGACGCTCTGCGACAAGGGTGTTTTAGCTATAGTTCCAGTCGACACGAGTCTTAACCCAAAGGTTACTAACTCTTACGATATTCTCACTATGCGCGTCGGTGAGATCGTTCAATGGTATCCAAAACGAGTCCGAGTAAGCGTTTACAACGAGAACACCGGCCAGCGCCAAGAGATAACGCTTCCAAAGACTCAAGTTGCTATCATCACCAATCCCTTGTATTCAATCATGAATGAGCCGAACTCGACTCTTCAGCGATTGACTCGAAAGCTTAGTCTTCTTGACTCGGTTGATGAATTGACTGCATCGGGAAAGTTAGATCTCATCATCCAGCTCCCTTACGTCATCAAGTCTGAGGCACGTCGACAACAGGCAGAACAGCGGCGGCAGGACATTGAGTTCCAGCTTAAGGGTAGTCAGTATGGCATTGCCTACACCGACGGCACCGAAAAGATCACTCAGCTGAACCGTCCGGCCGAAAACAACCTGTTAACTCAGGTGGAGTATCTAACTGATCAGCTTTATGGTCAACTAGGAATCACCAAAGAGGTCATGCTTGGAACAGCAGACGAGCAGGCAATGCTCAACTACTGGAACCGGACAATCGAGCCGATCGTGGCCTCGATCGTTGAGGGCATGCGTCGATCTTTCTTAACGAAGACTGCGCGATCACAGAAGCAGACGATTATGTACTTCCGTGATCCGTTCAAGTTGATTCCGATTGCAAATATTGCTGAAATTGCTGACAAGTTGGCCCGTAACGAGATTCTGTCCTCGAACGAAATTCGTCAGTTGATTGGCTTCATGCCATCTTCAGACCCAAAGGCAGATCAATTGATCAACAGCAACATGCCACAAGATAAATCCGTCGGTAATACGTCCGACGCAGGCGGTGGTGAACCAGGTCCAACCGATCAGGCTTCACAAGACACGGCGGCGTAAGGCCGTTGACACAACACAAGAAAGGAGATAGTCAAAATGGGAGTTGAGACTGCTGATTTCAGCGGTTGGGCAACCAAGGCAAATCTCAAGTGCTCCGACGGTCGTACCATCATGCCCGATGCGTTTAAGCATCAGGACCAGGTTACGGTTCCGCTGGTTTGGGCTCATACCCACAACGACCCTGAGAACGTTTTGGGTCATGCGCTGCTTGAGAATCGACCCGAGGGCGTCTACTGCTATGCGTGGTTCAACGACACCGAGCGGGGCAAGAGCTCTAAGCTTCTGGTTCAGCATGGTGACGTGAACTCTCTCTCGATCTTCGCCAACAAGTTGGTGGAGAAGAGCAAGATGGTCATTCACGGAATGATTCGTGAGGTCAGTCTTGTTCTTGCCGGTGCTAATGATGGTGCCAAGATTGATTTCGTCCGGCTTCAGCACAGCGATGACCCGAACGATTACGACGTCCTCGAAGATGAGGCCGTTATTCACACTGGTCTGGCTTTGGAGCATTCCTCGGTCGAGACTGAGGAAGAGGAGGATTCCATGGAGCATGCCGAGAATTCGGATGAGACTGTGGGCGACGTGTTCAACTCGCTTTCTGATAAGCAGAAGGACGTCGTTTACTACCTGATCGGCCAGGCTGCCGGCGCAGGTAAGGGTAGCGATTCCGCCGCCCAGTCTGACAGCGAGGATGGTCTCTCGCACGAGGACATTCAGGAGGTCTTTGCTTCTTTCGATGAGAAGCAGGAGCTCGTGGTTCGCCACATGCTCAACGAGGCGCTTCAGCACTCTGTTGAGGACAACGGTGAGGCAAATGCCGACGCCGCCGAGAATGACAATAGCGCGGCGCATGCCGACGACGCACAGGAAGGAAACGATATGACGATCAAGCACAACGTCTTCGAGAACGGCGCCGCGGGCAACTCCGCCACCGGCTCTACCCTCAGCCACGACGATGTGAAGGCCATCTTTGAGCTGGCCGATGAGAAGGGGTCGCTGCGCAAGGCGGCCAAGCAGTATGCGACCGGTGTTCTGAAGCACGGTATCGATGCGATCGACACTCTGTTCCCGGATGCCAAGTCCATCTCCAGCACGCCGGACTTCGTTAAGCGGCGTACCGAGTGGGTTTCCCGCGTTCTGACCGGAACCCGCCACGTGCCGTGGTCGCGAATCAAGTCGCTGACCGCTGACCTGACTCCAGAAGAGGCTCGGGCCAAGGGTTACATCAAGGGCAACCTGAAGAAGGAAGAGTTCTTCGCGGTCGCCAAGCGTGAGACGGTTCCCCAGACCATCTACAAGAAGCAGGCTCTGGATCGGGACGATATTCTGGACATTACCGACTTCGACGTCGTGGTCTGGATCAAGGCTGAGATGCGGCTCATGCTCGATGAGGAGATCGCGCGTGCGGTGCTCATCGGTGATGGTCGTTCGAACGCCGACGAGGACAAGATCAAGGAGGACCACGTCCGTCCGATCGCGACCGACGACGACCTCTATGTGACCCGTCTGTACGTGAACATCGACGACAGCCTGCCGACCGGTGGCAACGGTCCTCAGGAGGTCATCGACGCCATCACGCTGCAGCGTCGTCACTACCGTGGCTCTGGCACTCCGACCTTCTTCACCTCTGAGACCTTCCTGGCTCAGATGCTCCTGGTGAAGGACGGGATGCAGCGGCGCATCTATAACACCACGGCCGATATTGCCGCGGCTCTGCGTGTGAGCGAGGTC